GACATGGAAGAGGTCGATAGACGCCCGTTTGTATCGTTCGCGCCGCTGCCGAAGCCACACAGCTTCTATGGCAGTAATTTTGCCGACAGACTGTGTCCAACGCAGAACGCACGAACAGTTTTGACCCGGTCAATTTTAGACCACGCCATGATTACCAACAATCCGAGGTACATGGTTGTCAAAGGCGCATTAACTAGCCCCCGGGAACTCATCGATAATCGCGTAGGCGGTATCGTCAATGTATCACGCCCGGACGGGATCTCTCCGATGCCACAGGCACCGCTAAACCCGTTTGTATTCCAGACCATCCAGATGCTGGATGAAGATAAGGAAGATAACACCGGGGTCAGCCGGTTAAGTCAGGGTCTCAACAAAGACGCTATCAGCAAGCAAAACTCAGCCGCCATGGTCGAGCAGCTGGCAACAATGAGCCAGCAGCGACAGAAAGTCATAGCGCGTAATTTTGCTAATCAGTTTGTTAAGCCGCTATTCCACGAAATCTACCGGCTTGTCGTCGAGAACGAGACACAAGAGCGGATATTCGAGGTAGCTGGCAACTACGTCACCATCGACCCAACTACATGGTCAGACCAGCGTGATGTCAGTGTCGAACTGAAACTAGGATATGGCGAACAAGACAGAGAGGCGCAGAAGTTGATGCAGCTGCACCAGATGTTCAGCCAAGACCCAACATTGCAGCCAATGTATTCGGTGCAAAACCGATACATGCTGATGAAGAAATTCTTGGAAGCACAAGGCATCTTGAATGTGGAAGACTACTTAACTCCACCAGATCAGCTTCCACCACCACAGCCAGACCCAGCGCAACAAATGCAAGCGCAAATGGCCCAGAAGCAAATGGAACTTCAGGAACGCCAGACAGCTGTGGCGGAACAGCGTGTCCAAGTCGACGCCATGAACAGCCAAGCCAAGATCGAATTGGATGGCGTCAAGGCAGAGGCCGCACACGCAATCGCATCAGACAACCAAGATTTGAAAGAAGCCCAATTCGCACACAAGAAGTTCATCGACGAGGGCGAACTCGAAATCTTGAAAGTAACAGAAGACCGGCGGGGCATTGTCAGCCCCACTGGCTAACAAGGAGTTTAAATGACCATCCAAGAAGAGCAGCTTAAAGAAGCTGAGTTGAACCGCATGGGTGACGACGCAGAGTTACTGCTGGATCACCCAGCGTTCAATTCGACAATCAACAATCTCGTAGACCAAGCGTTCCAAGCGTTCTGCAATTCCAAGCCGGAGCAGACTGCCGAGCGTGAGAAGTCATACGCACATTACCGTGCATTGGTTGACATCGTCAGCACCCTACAACAGCGGGTGCAGGTACGTGATCAGCTAATGGCGGCAAACGATAACAGCAATCAAGAGGAGAAGGACCATTGAGTAACGTCCTAGATCAAACCTCAACATCACAGCGGGTACTCGACATAGACGATGTACCTGACGCCATTCTGGCACGTTGGGAAGACGCTGATGAAAATCAGCCATCAGAAGACGGTGAGGGAACGGCAGATCAGCCCGTCGAAGAAGCAGAAGAGACAACAGACGACGCTGATTTAACCGAGGCCGACGAGGCCAACCAAGACGAAGAAGATGAAGAAACGGAACTTGAAGAAGATGAAACCGAAACCGAAGACCAAGAAAAAGAAGATGACGAAGATGATGAAGATACAGTCCAGCTGGCGCAGGACGATGACATCGTTGAAATCACGGTCGATGGCAAGGTGGTTCAACATTCTGTGGCTCAACTTAAACGCTTGGCTGGTCAAGAAGCTAGCCTTACACGCAAGTCTCAGGAAACAGCTTCGAAACGCAAAGAAGCTGAAGATGCAATTAGCAAGAACCATGCAGTATTCCAAACGCTGTTGGCAAAGGCTGAAGAACGCCACAAGCCATACGCAGACGTGGATATGCTCCTTGCATCCAAGACAATGGATGCGGAAGACTTTGCTGCATTACGCAAGGAAGCTGCGGAAAGCGCAGCCGAATTAAAGTTTCTGCAAGAAGAAGCAGACAAGTTTTACCAAGATATCCAAGCCAAACAGCAAGCACAGATGCAGGACGCTGCCAAAGAGTGTGTGCGGGTATTGGAAGAGGATATCCCAGAGTGGAACAACGACCTCTACAACGAGATACGGTCATACGCTGTATCACAGGGTTTAGAGCAAACCGAGGTGGACAGTTACGTCGACCCGGCGGTTCTGAAAATCCTGCACAAAGCGAGGTTGTACGACCAAGGTAAACAGGTGGCGACCAAGAAAAAGAAAGTCGCAGCCAAAAAGAAGGTTCTACGGTCAACCAAAGCACCCGAGGGTGAACGTGTCGCCAAGCAGCGTAGGCTGAAGGCAACAACAGACAAACTCACACAAAAGGGTCAGCATCTGGATGACATCGCTGATGCACTTCTAGCGCGTTGGGAAGCATAAGTCTTAACAACACATAGAAGGATAAAAGTAGAATGGCTACTTATACCACTTACGATCAGGTGGGTAAGGCTGAAGATGTATCGGACATTAAGAATGGTGTCCTTTCAGCGTAAGCTGTCAAAACAAACCGTGTGAACTGCTGGAACACCCAGACCGGGCAATCAGCAGCCAAGCCCCAGCCGGGGAAGGTTCAACGACCATCTCGCAAGAGAGTAGGGCCAAGCGGCCCGAAGCGCACGGCTCCTAACAGGATGATAATATGGTCTGAACTAGTGGGTCGAACCACTAGCAGCCGACAGGCGGTCAGAGTTTAGCGACCTCTGACGAACACATGCATTTCGAACATCTCACCTACCGACACCCCAATGTACACGGCTATCCGGCCTCAGAAGGTCCATGCCCGTGTATACGAATACATGCAGGATACCCTCGCATCAGCAGCCGACAATAAGGCAGTTGAAGGCGCAGATCCAAGCATGGCAACGCTTACAGCGACAACCATGAATACTGGTAACACCCAAATCTTGACCAAGGCGTTCCAAGTTTCTGCAACAGCAGACGCCATCAAGACATACGGTCGCGCCAAAGAAACTGCTTACCAATTAGGCAAAGCATTGAAGGAACTGAAGCGCGACATCGAGTTCGCGTATGTCGGTCAAGACAATGCAGCTGTCACTGGTGACGCATCAACAGCACGTGAAATGGACAGCGCATCGCAGCTGATCCACTCAGGCAACACAATCGATGCCGGTGCAAACGCAACAGACGCTTTGACTGAAGCAAAAATTCTGGACGCACACGAAGCCTGTTACACAGCAGGTGGCGACCCAGATTTGCTGATGGTAAAGCCGTCTGACAGTGAAATCATCGCTGGTTTCACAGGCGCATCAGGGCGTCAGCGGACATTTAACGATGAGAACCAAACGCTCACAGCAGCGGTAAACATCCTCGTTAACCCATACGGAACCCTAAAAGTGGTTCTGAACCGGATACAGATGTCCACACACGCTTTCCTACTAGACCCAACAATGTGGCGTTCAGCCGTCCTACGCCCAGTGACACGTACACTGCTCAGTAAGACAGGCGATAGCGACAAGCATTTCTGTGTCTACGAAGGCGGTTTGATGCACCTCAATGACAAGGCATCAGCACAAATCAACGGCTTGTCATAAGTCGTGATTGATTAGGAGTGAGGGGAGCGACAGCTGGGTTTCGCTCTCCTTACCAGCTGCCCCTCACGCCTATACCACCAGAATTTTACAAGGAGATATCACTTGAAGAAACAACCACAAGTTATTGGAATTGATACTGATTATGGATGCGATGTTGGCGGCGTATTTCGCAAACATACGCAACAAATCAGCCAGTCGTTCCTCGACAATGTAGCAGAGCAGCGCAACAGGTCGCGTGAGCAGCGCGAGAAGGAATTTATGTCTGTGGCGCAGATACCAACGATTGTCGTCGAGAAATGGATGCGTGAAGGATTTGACATCTTCAGCGGTGAACATAGTGCCGCAGACATCGTCAAAAGACTAAAGCGCGAGAACCTCGACGCCTTCCTAACAACAGAGAAGTCAGTGTAATGCCAAATGTCATGGGCAAAAGTTACCCCTATACGAAAGCTGGTAAGGCTGCCGCAAAGAAGGCAGCTACGCGAGTTACACGCACGGCTAAGAAGAAAAAAGCCAAGTCCGGTAAGAGGTACGCATAATGTCACTCTATCGGAACATCCACGCAAAACGTAAACGCATCCAAGCCGGATCAGGTGAAAAGATGCGCAAGCCGGGGAGCAAAGGCGCGCCTACTGCTGCTTCATTCAGGAAAGCCGCCAAGACAGCCAAAAAGCGACCCAAAAGGAAATAAATTATGAATTACGGCGATATCAAGAGCCACTTTGAGGCTCTATTGAACAGGTCGGACATCACAGCTGCCCTGACGACCCTGTTTGTTGACCAAAGCATCGCACGGATACAGCGGCAGCTGAGAACACCACTCAACGAAAACAAGACGACTTATTCGTTCACAAGTCAGACTGCTACGGTAACGCTTCCCGCTGATTTTCTAGAAATCATTAGTCTGTATTACGCCGGGATGGAATTACAGCGGGTTCCGATGGGTAAAATGAGAACACTCGTTAACAACCCAGTAGCTGGAACCCCGGTTGTGTTCACCCGGGAACAGCAGAACCTATTGCTGCATCCACAGCCTACCTCTGGTGACTTGGTTCTTTATTATTACGGCGAATTTGCGGCTATGACCGCCGATACAGACGAAAATGACCTAGCAGCAGTCGCGCCTGATTTGATTATCTACGGCGCCTTAACTTACGCGGCTGATTACTACTTAGATGAACGGCGTGACATCTTCGAAGCAAAGTTCCAGCAGTTTCTGAATGAACTCCAAGAACAAGCAAACGATCAAGAGTTAAACGGCGGTACGCAATCGATACAGCCATTTGCGACTTACACCGATTATCAATCGACCCCATCAGTTCAATAGGGGGACAGCATGGCAGCATCCACTTCATTTTTTAAACAAAGCGGCACCACAGCAACGCTTCAAGCTACATTCAATCAAACGGTAGCCGACGCACAAGCAGCCCAAGCAGCAGCTGAAGCTGCACAATCTGCCGCAGAAACTGCACAGACAGCAGCTGAAAACGCCCGTGATACTGCAAACACATATGCAAGTAACGCCCAGCAGTCTGCCTCTTCTACCTCAACAGCTGAAACTAACAGTGCAGCCAGTGCGACTGCGGCAGCAAGCAGTGAAACCAATGCAGCCGCAAGTGAAACTAACGCTGCCACTAGCGAGACTAACGCCTCAACTAGCGCAACTACCGCTGCGACAAGCGAAACCAATGCTGCCACTAGTGCAACCAACGCCTCGACCAGCGAAACCAACGCTGCGACAAGTGCAACTAATGCCGCAACTAGCGAGACCAATGCTGCATCCAGCGCGACAGCAGCGGCAGCAAGTGAGACCGCAGCAGCCACTAGCGAGACCAACGCAGCCACAAGCGAAACCAATGCAGCAACAAGCGAAACTAACGCAGCGAACAGTGCAACAGCAGCTGCAACCAGTGCGACTAATGCTTCAACTAGCGAGACCAACGCCTCAAACAGTGAAACATTAGCAGAGCAGTGGGCGTCACAGACGACCGGCATTGTTGACAGTACAGAGTATGCTGCAAAAGCATGGGCTATCGGTGGTACTGGTGTGACAAACACAGCTGGGGCAGGGCCAGCCAAAGATTGGGCTACAAAAGCCACAGCAGTGGACGGTACAGAATACTCATCCAAATCATATGCAGCTGGCACACTGTCTGGATTGAACGGCTCAGCCAAACAATGGGCATTGGGCGGCGGTAGCAGCTTCGATAGAGACACAGCCGTAACAGGCTCTGGTGTAACCGCTGAATACTCAGCCCGGTATTGGGCAAACCAAGCAGCTAACTCAGCGCAAGATTTCGTAGATGTGTATTACGGCGCGTTTACTAACGACACCAACGCTGAGAATTACCAGCTGAATACTAATGGTGGCTCGGTCAATGTCGGTGACTTGTACTTTGATAGCACCAACAACGTAATGCGTGTTCGCTCATTCTCCGGCTGGAATGATGTCGCAACGGATACGACAAACTTTGCGACTAAAGGCTTCGCTACAGCAATGGCAATCGCACTATAGGACATAGAGATGGCACAGAATTTTAGAAGATACCATTTAAACGCAGTGGGAGTGACCGCAGCTGACATTCCAGATGCAGCGAACTTTCCAACTGGTTACCACACGATCATTAGTATCCGGCTGGCTAATGTCACAAGTAATATGATTATGGCTTCGGCCTACATCAACAATGGTACAGACGACATTTCGTTGATCGTCAACGCGCCCATACCAGCTGGGAGTAGTCTTGAGTTGATCGATGGTGGCTCAAAGATCGTAGTGACAGATGCAGATAGATTGTGGGTACAGAGCGATACAGCATCATCGATTGATGTGACTGTTTCTGTTGTACAAGAAATCAGCGAATAGGTGGCACAATGGGACACATAGGAAACACAGTCCAGACTGCCTTCACCACATTCGACAAGCAGACGATCACAGGCACTGGCACATCAGTCTACACACTGTCTCACAATGTAGCGAATGAGCAAGAGATAGAAGTCTTCGTGAACAACGTGCGTCAGGAAGGTGGTTCAGGTAAGGCATACACCGTGTCTGGCAACCAGATTACCTTCACTGAGAACATCGCAAGCACCGATACGGTTTACGTCAACTTTCAAGGCAAAGCGGTTCAGACGGTATCACATCCATCTGACCAACCGATGCAAGCGACTACAGGCACCTTTAGTTCAAATGTAGACGTAGGTGGTTCACTGCTTGTTGATACCATCAAAGAGGGTACTGGCACAAACACTGCGATGACCATTGATAGCAGTGGTCGCATCACCCCTAGCGTCCCTGTCTACGGTCATTTTCGTCATAA